AAAGGGTTCTCTCTCGACAGTTTCCCGATAACGAGTTCTATATCATCCATGCACATATCCCACAACCTCCTGAGAAACCGTACACATTCTATCACATCGGAAACATCATGGATCCTCGTAAAAAGTTTCGTGATGTTCTACAGGCGTTCGTCCGCCTGAATGAACCTAATACACGTCTCGTCGTGAAAGCCACGTCTAAAACGGATGTCCATATCCAACTTCCACGGGTTGAAGTCGTCAATGGTCTACTCGATGATGAACAAATGGATAGACTCCATGAGCGCTGTGACTGCTATGTAAACTTTTCACATTCTGAGGGTGTGGGTATGGGTGCCATCGAGGCCGCACTTCGTGACAAAGCCGTGATCATCACAAACTATGGTGGTGCACCCGAATATATCAAGACACCGTATACGATCGAGTGTGGACTTCAAGAGTTGGAGAAGGATGATTTCCTCTTCAAAAAGGGTATGGTTTGGGGAGACCCAAACTTTGACCAACTCTTGGAGTACATGAGACACGCCTATGATAATCGTGTGCGCGTGATGAATCATGAACACACAAAGAAACTCGTGGGGCGGGAGAATGTTTTAAAAGAGTTCATCTTGAATGTAATTGGTAGCGAGAACGATAAGGCCGATGAGGATAGTACCACTCATCATTGAATCCTTTTCAGCGATAATCTTCATGATTAGATCGTCTACGACTTGGATACCAGTCGGTTTTGTAACTATGCGGGGTACGAGAATACTGATAGTGATGTAAAGCGCCATGGCTATTATTACAGGTCTAAGACTCTCCTGGTCCAACATCATCTTTCTATTAGTCGGTGATTTTAATTTTACTCACGTCAACCTTTGCTCCGAGGATGGCATTCTTTACGCTGTGTTTTTTACAGTAGTCACCACACACCGCCTTGAAGGAACAGGGCTTCCCAGACATCGTCGTCGCACAGCAAATTTTTTTGGTTGTTCGTTGTTCGTTGACGACATCCGGTGGTTTATCAATCACGACAATTTGTCTAGAGTCTTTCTTCTTCTCATGCTCGAGATACTTTTTCTTCATAATCCAAGTCGCGTTTGCGAGTTGAACACACTTCTCATCTGGTTCGCTGATGCGGTACATCTTAGCCGCATCAGCGAGGCAGCGTTGCCACATGGTATCGCGGATGACTTCCATTTTGTTTTCTTGATTTTTTTGAATGCCAAACTTCACTTAGGTTTTTCATGCAATTTCAGAGAGGTACATGTCGACATGTCCTTCAAAATCTGGGAACTTATCGACGGTCTTCTTCGTCACCATCTCTTGAACATTCATGATATGCTCTTTAAACTTTTTGACATCTATCCCAGTCGCATTATGAATCTGTGTGTCCGTGGCGATGTTACCCAGAGCGTGAAGATGACCGACGGCGTAGTTCGCGTGACGAACAGACAATACTGGCGATGAATCCTGTTGGGCCGTGATGGCATATTGTGCCGCCTGTTTGACCATTTTCTCGATAGAACTTTTGGTACCCCTTGATCGGTTCTGCATGACAAGTATGAGAACCACGATGGCCATGAGCAAGTAAAAATACATCTCGCTTCTTACTTTACCTCAAGAAAGTTTTGACAGTCCTGCATCGTCTTCACGTGGTCACCTTCATCGTTTCGAACCTGGGTAAAAACATCATATAAGTTATTGACATTACCGTAGTAGTTTGAAGCTACGGCGGGTGGATGCTCGAGGGAGAGGCTCGCCCCATTCTGTTTGAGAAATTCATCGTAGGTGTGATAGGCATGTTCCTCCACCTGTTCAGAGAGGTTGTACGCCATCCTAGGTGACACCACATATAAGAGACATGTCAACCAGTAGTATGCAAAGGCTGTGTGCTGTGCGAAGAATCGGTCAACGAAGCGCTCATCACCACCCAGGTCTTCCATGATGAGAAGATGGTGGTACTCATTCATTGTCTGTGCGAAGTGTGTCTCTAAGAAGTCAGCCTTCCGCCACACACCGAGGGTCTCGTATAGGTGTAGAACGGAGACAAATGAGAAGTAGGGGACGCGGGCGACCGTCTCGAGGACATAGAACCGAGCATAGTCCCGATCCTTGTAAACCCTATCGATAACATTCACAGCTGATTTGACGACAGCCTTATTGATACGCTTCTCGAGTTTGACAACAGGCTTGACGGAGGCGAGGGTGAGCATATACCTAAGTGGAGAAAAGAGTTCCATATTTTTTAAGCAAAATGGATCATCTTCAGAAATTAAAAAAGCATCTCCTTGACCAGCATGGTTTTGAACTCCCCGATGGTTGGGAAGTCAGGTACTCTCAAAGACGTAAGGAGGGAGCTCGACCCGATCCATATTACTACGGACCAGACCATGATAAGAACAATCTTTCGTCACCCTTGAGGTCGGTCAAGGATGTGGAGCGATTTCTCAGTCTTTCTCAAACATCTGAAAAGTTACCGGATGCCTCTTACATATACATTCTCACAACAGAGTCCTTTCCTGAGGTGAAAATCGGTGAATCGATACATCCTATTCAAAGAACTCGTGAACTGAATACAGGTGTTCCATACAAGTTTAAAATCTATAAAACATTCAAATCTCCATTCCCAATGATAAAAAACAAAACCACCACGTCTTCATGCAAGACAAAGAAACTTGAGGATATTTTTCATGCTCGTTACGCACATGTCCGAGCACCCAACGGTGAGTTTTTTGACATAGACCCTGATGTGGTTATAGACGAATTTGAAGTAGACGTCAACTATCTAACCAAGTGTCAAGAGCGCACACCGGAACTAACCGACGAGTATCTTGACTTGATGTTAGAGACGGCAAAACTCAAAAGCAAGTTGGACGAAATGAGGGCCTAAGTTAAAAGTTAGAATTGTAATACATCCAAGAAAAGTATGGAATCAGTTCAAAAACTCACCCATATCGAACACGTTCTCAAGAGACCTGACTCATATGTCGGTCCAGTTGAATTGGGTACAGAACCCTACTGGATCCTCGATGGTGACAAGTTCTCCAAGAAGAACTTGAAGTATTCTCCGGCTCTCTTGAAAATTTTCGATGAAATACTCGTCAACGCCATCGACCGCAACTCTCTCCACCCTAAACAGGTCAACTCCATCTCCGTCGCCATCGATAAGGAAATGGGTTCCGTGACCATCGAGAACAATGGACCCCTCGGTGGTATCGGTGTTCGTATGCACGAGAAGGAGGGTCTATGGAATCCTGAACTTGTGTTTGGACATCTCCTTACAAGTACCAATTACGATGACTCTCAAAAGAGGATTGTCGGTGGTCGTAATGGCTACGGTGCCAAGTTGGCGAACATCTACTCTACCGAGTTTTCTATCGCCATCAAGGACCATGAGACGAAGCAGACCTATACCCAGAAGTGGTCGAAGAATATGACTGTCTGTGACCCACCAAAAATCAAAAAACATTCGGGTGCTACGTCATCCGCCTCCATCACATTCACACCCGAGTGGAAGAGGTTCGGAATGTCCAAGATGGACGATACCATCTACAACATTTTCCAGAAACGTGTTTGGGATGCGAACATCTGTACAACCCAAAACTGTAAAGTGAAGTTCAATGGAGATGTCCTCCCCAAACAAAACTTTGAAGCCTATGCCAAAATGCACGAAGGTGTTCAAGAAGTTGCCTCTGTGACTGGAGACCGCTGGTCGGTGTGCATTGGACCCTCCGAGAACGGTCTCGAGCAAGTCTCTTTCGTCAACGGCATCTGTACCATGAAGGGTGGCACTCATGTCGACCATGTCGCAAACCATATCGCCAACGGGATCATCGAGGACATGGCGAAGAAGATTAAGTTGAAGCCTCAACAGGTGAAGAATGCCTTTACCATCTTCGTGAAGGCAACCCTCGAGAACCCAACCTTTTCGAGTCAGGTCAAGTCTGAATGTACTTCGAAGTCCCAAGAGTTTGGTTCAAAGTTTGAACCCCCGAAGAACTTTGTGAAGAATGTTCTCAAGACTGGTATCGCAGATGAACTCACGGCACTCTCGAAGTTCAAGGAGATGAAGGAACTCAAGAAGACTGATGGAGCCAGGAAGTCTAAGATTACTGGTATCCCCAAGTTGGATGATGCGAACAAGGCTGGTACGGCACAATCTGGGAAGTGTACACTCATCGTCACAGAGGGTGATTCGGCAAAGACCCTCGCTGTCGCTGGTCTCTCAGTGGTGGGTCGAGACCATTACGGTGTCTTCCCCCTCCGTGGTAAGTGTAAAAATGTCCGGGACTCCTCTGTGGCACAGCTCACCTCCAACCAAGAGTTCAACGACCTCAAGAAGATTTTGGGACTTCAGCAGGGTAAGGAGTACACGAGTGTCTCTGAGCTTCGTTATGGTCGCCTCATGATTATGACGGATGCGGATAATGATGGGTCCCACATCAAGGGTCTCATCCTCAATATGATCCACTACTTCTGGCCAAGCCTTCTCAAGTTGAACTTTGTGGTGTCGATGGTGACACCAATCATCAAGGCTACGAAGGGTTCTGAGACCAAGTCTTTCTATACCGACTCAGCTTTCAGGACGTGGTACGGTTCAGGGAAACAGGGGTGGAAAATCAAGTACTATAAGGGTTTGGGTACTTCTACCTCAGCCGAGGCTCGTGAGTACTTCAAGAAGATTCAAGACCTCACCGTGAAGTTTGATATGGATACGATGACTGATGACTCAATCGTTCTTGCTTTCGATAAGAAGAAGGCGGATGCGCGGAAGTCTTGGCTCCTCGAGAGTACTGCCAAGGCGGCTGGTCAACTCGAGGTGGCCTATGGTGATGTGAAACAGTTGGATATCACTGACTTTGTACACAAGGACCTAGTGAACTTCAGTCTCGCAGACCTCAAGCGATCCATCGCCCACGTGGCGGATGGACTCAAACCTTCACAGAGAAAGGTAATGTACTCTTGTTTCCAGAAGAACCTCACTGCGGAGATGAAGGTGGCACAGTTGGCAGCTTTTGTCGCTGAGAAGAGTGCCTACCACCATGGTGAAGTTTCCCTCGCAGAGACGATTGTAAAGTTGGCGAACGATTACACGGGTTCAAACAACATCAATCTTCTCGAACCTTGTGGTCAATTCGGCACACGCCTCATGGGTGGTAAGGATGCGTCTCAGACGAGGTACATCTTCACGAAGCTCACCAAGGAGGCGAGAAAGTTGTTTGACCCCAAGGATGATGCTATCCTCAACTATTTGGACGATGATGGTCGCTCAATCGAACCAGACTTTTACATGCCTACCCTTCCCATGGTCCTCGTGAATGGGACGGAAGGGATTGGGACGGGATTCAGTTGCTATGTACCTCCCTTCAATCCCGATGACATCAAGGAAAACATCAAGAGATTCCTAGGTGGTGAGGAGGTTGTACCCATGAAGCCATGGTTCAGGGGTTTCAAGGGGAAGGTGTACAAGGATGAAGGAGGCCTTTGGGTGACTGAAGGTATATGGAGAGACACTGGTTCTAGGCTCAAAGTGTCAGAACTTCCTCCGGGTCGTTGGACCCAAGATTATAAGGAGTATCTGGATAGTCTCGTGGAGAAGAAGATGATCACGAGCTACACGAACAATAGTACCACCGAGGATGTTGACTTTGAAATCTTTGGATACTCGGGAAAGGACTTAATGAAAGATCTCAAGATGCGAAAGACTTTTCACACATCAAACATGCATCTGTTCCACCCCACCAAGGGTATCAACAAGTATGAGAGTCCCGAAGAGATTCTTCGAGACTTTGTAGAGTTGCGTCTTGAGCACTATAAGAAGAGAAAGGCACACCTCATCGATGTCCTTGAAAAGAGGGCTGAGATGTGTGGACACAAGTCGAAGTTTGTCTCTATGGTGATTGAAGGAAAGTTGGTGGTTTTCAAGAGGAAGAAGCAGGATCTCGAGAATGAGATGTCTGCGTCATTCCCCAAGATTGAGGGTTCTTGGGATTACCTCCTCAACACGAAGACTGTCGAGTACACCGAAGAACGCGTCAAGGCACTCATGGATGAAGCGAAACAGGCGAAGGATGACCTAGAGAAGATGTTGAAGACGAGTCACATCACGATGTGGAAGAATGATATTAAAAATATGTGAGCAGTAAGTAGATATGGGTGAGGCTGCTAAAATTTCCCTTAAAGCTATTGGAAAGCAGGATACGCACCTCCTTTCCAAAGACCCAGACGAATCATTCTTTAATTATGAGTCACGACGACACTCAGAGTTTAGAAAATACCATCGGTCTCGTAAAGTTATCAATAATGGAAACATCGCTGGGTGGCCATTCGCACAAACTATTAAAGTACCTTTTAATCCCACAAACATGGGCGATCTCTTAAGTAATATGTGGTTGAGTATCACGATACCCGGTATAGCGAATGGAAATTATGCGGACCAGTTGGGGCGACACATTCTCAAGAGTGTCACGATGTTCGTGGATGATATCGAGGTTGAAAAGATTTATGATGACTGGGGAATTATTTACGATGACTTGTATTTAGAAATTTCCGAAAAGGTTGCGAATAGGTTTCTTGTAAATCGAAACATAGGCTATGATGAATCGAGTCGGAACGAAGAATACGCGCGATCGAGTGCCGATCTTGTCATTCCCCTTCACTTTTTCTTTTCGAGAAAATATGCGAGTGATGAATATTCATCCAATAAACCAAATCGCCCCTACTTTCCCGTGTGTGCGATCCATCGCCAGAAGATTGAGTTTGAATTTGAGTTTCACCCACAGACATTTTTTACAAATTT